AAAGCTTATAGAATGCTTTACGAATCCTAGGGTCTTCCATGGGTACAAATGGAGTAGAGAAGGTAGCAATAATATTCTCACCGTCAAAGCTATTGCCTTGCTCCATCTCATATACATACCCACTAGTATGTGCAAACACAACTGTTTCTACTCTGCCGTAATAATCACTATCAGCTACATAGGCTCGAATACCACGTAACTCAGCCCATGAAATAGTTCCAGTCTGATCTCCGATAGTTTGTGTTCCTAATGCGCCTACAGCATTTTGTGTGGTTACGCTAGAGTTATATCCAAAGATACGATACTGCGATTTCTCACGGATAACCACACTAGCAAAAGATGTGCTAGATGCAATAAAGGAAGTCATCTCACTCTGAATAAACTTCGATACTACAGCAAGTGAGTAGTCACCAAACTTATCTGTACCACTTAATAGTCTTAGACCGTCAGGTCCTAAGAACATTACATCAGAACCAATTTCTTGAATTGTATCTGTATCTACGCAACCTATGTTTAATGTGATCGGTTGTAATACGAAGTCAGCTAAAGTATTGCCTACTAATCTGCTAATCTTTTGCTGGCTAAATATGATAAGCTGTTCACGAAACACAATTAAGCCAGTGATAGCATTACCAACACTTATAACACCAGATCCATTTGCGGGTGTAAAATCATTGTCTGTATAAGGGGCAGTAAAAGTTAACTTGTCTCCCTTAGCAAAAAACAATTGATTCTTAAACCATACAACATGTTCTGCACCGATAACATCACTTGGTGCTGAATGAAGTTCTATGAAAGATGTACCATTATATACAAATGGTACATTAACACTGTCTACGCCACAAATCTTTTCAGTAGTGCTAATCCGATACTTCTCAAATCGATACTTAGTTGCTGCATCCCGTGAGGCAGATAAAAATGTAATGGCTGCATTGTCTGCTGGACTAGATGCTAAAGCAGGACTAATTGTTAATGTTGCCCCACCACTTGTAACTGTTGCATCGGCAGTAACTGTATATACAAGTTCAATGCCAGCTACACTAAAGGTATCACCTGTCTTTGGTGTAGAAGTCAGTCCATCTACGGTAAGACTAGTTCCAGTTTGACCTGCACCATTAACTAATACAGTTCCATACGCTGGATTACTAATCTTTGTCCAGCCACTTCCTGTGCTTCGATACAAACTATTGTTACGTGCAGCAATTACTTTACCTGTCCAAGCTGCCACACCTTGCATGATACCTGTGCCAGATGTAAATGTAATAACAGCTTTATCTGCAGGGCTAGAAGCCATACTAGCAGTCAGTGTTAGTGTAGCTCTCTTAGTGCTTGAGCTATACGATACACCGCCTGTAGCAATGGTATATGTACCTGCAACACCTGTGATAGTGAATGTGTCACCCTCCAAAGGTGAAGACATTAAATTGGCTACGACAAGTGTAGTACCTGTCTGCCCACTACCGTGTACTCTTGCATCCCCATATGCTGGAACGATAGCACTGTCGTACTTATCGAAACCATCAATACGTCTGTATCCACCCTCAATAGATGGTTCAAAATTTCGTAGCACCCTTGCACTGCCCGGAAATTGAATACCAAGCTGCAAAGGTGATAGATTTGTAATTAACCCACCCTTAAACTCGAATGGGTAGGTCTGCCATCTATCAGCCATTAATTAACCCTAAAGCCTGCTGTATATCTCTTGTTTTGTGGAAGCATTGTAGAGCGAACATACTCAGTACGATTGACTAGCATGATTCTCATATGCTTTAGATTCTGTTCAAACTTTGCTTTTGCTAATGCTGCATCTTGTGCATTGCCCCTAAACATGTAGGCATAGTATGTAGCACCTTCAACAATCACATGGCGATACATCTCTGGAATTAGAGGTACATCCGAATAAGCAGACAAGTCAGTAGTTACTGTATAGTACTCATACGTAAGTTCGTATGCTTCCTTGGGAGTCTGTACTAATACAAACTGTCTGTTTGGTGCCTGAACAATGTAAGAAGGAATATCCCGTAAGCTTGTGTCGTTGTTGTATTCTTGATCTACAAACTTCTCTAAATATTCTTCGTAAGACAGGATCTTTAATTTAACTGTCTCGTTATTAAAAGTAGTATTCTTTCTAATACGAAAAGAATCGAAGTCAATTGTTTTCGCATTAGCAGGATAATTATACCGGCTAGTACCGGCAGTTAGTGTAGTAGTTTGAGTTACGTGATTCCAGTGCCACTGAAACTCTAGCTGATTAATGTCCTGAATAGCTGCATTAACTGCATCTTTAGCATGCGAGTAAAACCCTTTAGCACTATCAAAGTTAGAGCTTGTAAGTTCTACTTCATTAAGTTTTCTGTTGATGTCGTTAACTAGACCTAGGAAATTGTAAGCCACTGTAGCCCCTTGTTAGAACATAAGAAATGGGAGACCCTTGTGGAGTCCCCCATCATTTGCAACATTAAGCTAATTGATCACGATCAACTTCGTCTGCACCATCTGCAGCTTTGTTTACGTCAACAACAATTGCCCAAACACGACCAGCGATTACACCGGGTGAACCAGAGATCGTTGTAACAACGTCAATGGTATCAGCAGCGGAAATTAAACCAGCAGTAGTGCCTGCTTTAATTGTGTTAGCTGCGGTGTTATCGAAGTTTAGAGAAGATGCAAAATTAGTCGTACCATCAGTGATGTTCATGGTGTATGTTGCAACATCAGGAACAGTGGTGGTATTTTGAAAACCAGCAGCTAATACTAGAGTACCAGCAGGAACAGAAACTCCTACGGTAGTACCAGAAGTAGCAGCTAAGCTAACAAACTTCTCGATTTTATACGCATGATTGCGTAAAGATTGAACTAAAGCCATTTATGTATCTCCTTAAATTAAGCTGCGTTGTAGCGGGCAGTAACAATCGCCTCTGGACGGAGGATCTTGCGACCATAAAGATGCATACCACGAACAATGTCAGCGAAGCTGTCAGGATCACGATAGCTCTCTGTTTTGGTGATTTGCTGGGCAGAAGCAACAGCAGAGTCATGACCAGCAACGATCACACCAAAGTTAGACGATTGAGCAGATGCACCAGTTGTGCCTGCACCTGTACCAATCTTTGGTAGGTTGTTGGAAACATAAACACGGAAACCATGGAGGTTGTTCAGAATCAAACCATTCTGCAAACCAGATCCACCAAAGTCAGCGTTCAAGAGACGGCTGTCTTCATCTTTTAAAATCTCAACGAATACAGGGTCAACAACTAACCAACGACCTTGTGTGTCAACAAGTTGCTGATCCAACAAACGACCCATACGAGCGATAACAGCTAGTGGGGATACGAGAGTTGTAGATGCACCTGTTTGACCGGGATAACGTGGAGCCAAAGGAATCGAATCACCAGTAGAACCAGCAGACGATAAGTTACCGAAGTTAGGACGGCTTAACTTCATTGTGCTCAACAACTCATCGGAACCTGCTGTTGATACAGCTTTAGTGCCGGGGAAAGTTGTACGAACTGTGTCAGGCGAACCATGCTTAGCTGATTGGCTGTAGCCAGAGAGATAACCCAATACGTCTTGGTCATACTGGTCACGCAGGCGATAAGCTGCACGATCAGAAGCCATCGACATAAAGTTTACGTGGCTATGGGCTGCTTCGATGTCATCGATTTTAAATGCGAAGTAGTTAGCTTGATCGACAACAAGTGTGAAGTCCTCATCGTCCAAGTCTTGTGCTGTGATTTGTGTGCCACGAGCATACGACTGAACAGAAACTTCTGGCTCTTTGATGATCTTAACGCTATCGCCCATGTTAGCGATTTCGCCAAAATAATCATTGTTGGTGATGTCTTCTACTACAGACGATTTACGGAATGCAAGTTGTACTTGCTTGGAATAGATTACTGGCGAGAAATTACCATTAGGTAAATTGCCGTAACCTGCTGCTGAAGGAAATGCCATTTTAGTATTCTCCTAATAAATGAAAGGCATATTAATAAATACGCTTACATAAATTCTCGGAGCCTATGATGCTAGGTGCTTATAGCTTAAACCTCTAGATTGTTTAAGATATAAGGGCTAACTATGTTAGGGTAGTCCTATGAATTACTGTGTTGCGTTACATTACTACGTGATCCCGACATACTGGTTGACCCTAGCTATGGGTGGCAGTATTGGGTAAGGCAGGGATGCATAAGCACCCCATACCTTAGACTTGTACTACAGTTATAAACTAAAAATCTAGTTTGTCAATACCTATCGTGCCGATCCAGTGCGGTCATAAATGAACTTACCCGCCTTGATTGCAGCTACGATAGCCTCTTGATTCTTCTCATATTCTCTTGGTGACATCCGTTCTACATCTGATTCCCGGATTACACCCTGTTCATTGGAAGCATCAAATCCTGCTTTGCTACTACTACCTACAGACTTAGCTGCCTCTTTGTCCTCGGACTTCTTGGACTTTTTGCCAGTTAAACCCATGTCTGCCTTGTACAAATCAATTGCACGGGCGGCAGAAATAGCGTCTGTTTCATTCTCATACAGGGCACTTTGTACCCATTTAGGCTGTGCATCCACCCAGTCGTGGAACTGCTCTTGGTCACGAATCTCATCAAAGTCAGGGTGCAAACGCATTAATTCTGCTTCTGCCTTCTGTCTTAGCGTATCCGCTTGCATCTCATCTAGCTTCTTAAAACGCTCCTCCAAAGCTTTAGATTGTTCCTGCGCCTTTTTCATGGCAATGGTTTCAACAATCTTAGCTACATCAGGGTACTCCTTAGCCCATTCAGCAATTTCTTCCTCTGACTTGGGCATACGAAGCTGCTTAGTAGCTGCTTTGTCTAACTGCTGTTTTAGGTCATCAATCTGCTTTTGCATCTCAGTCTGTTGCTTCTGAGTATGTCTACGCAAATCTCCATACCGTTTCTTAAAGCTTTTTTCTTCGGGATTAGTAGGCTCTGGACCGTCTTCACCCTCAGCATCTTGTGCATCAGCCTTAGCTTCTTCACCTTTGTTTGCTTCTTGTAATGCTTTTAACTCTGCTTCTTCTTGCTCAATTCGTTCTTTATTGGCATTCCGTGTTGCAAAACCAGAAGCCGCTTTAACTTGAGTCTCTACATTTTGAAGTTCCATCTTTTCCTCTTTGGTTGGGGCTAACAGTTGCCAGACAAGCTGGGGTATTAGGTAGCCATTGTTAAGGGGTAAATTTATTTCTTAGATGCCAGCCCCTTACTAGCAGTCTTCTTAGGTTTAGTCACTTTCTTGCGAGGAGCAAGTAGTGGTTTTTTGCTGTATTTTACCATGTTAGTGCTGATAAGTCCACCCTCAGCTGCACCAATTGTTTCTACTTCTTTATATCCCGATGGGATAGGTGCCTGTGGCTCATCGTCCTTAAATGGGATCATAGTCGATTGACCTTCAGCATTTACGAATCTCTTAAGGTCATACTTAGCTGGGGCTACTTCTGTCAACGCAACCTTGCCGAAGCCCGTTAAATCTTCAGTCATATCATCCGTAGGACTATAGCGAGATCTCATTCTCAAAGTCAAAAAGCCATCAGGCAACTGTCCTTCATTTGGTAATATCTCTCCGAGAATACTCTTAGATATTACGTCACTTGCAAACTTCTTACCTGCCTTCTCTAAGCCTGTATCTACTGGGGCAGGTGGAGTAAAGAGTTCATTAGCATTGTAAGATCCTGCTAAGTTCTGGGCTACTGCCTCTTGCCCTACATTACTTAATGTCATACGTGCTGCATCGGTAGCTGCAAAAGGATCTACCCCTTCTTGTGTCAAGATCTTTACCATCTGATCTTCACCAATACCTTGTGCTCTTAAGCTTTCAGCAGAATCAGCGATGAACTGTGAATCTTGTATAGCATTTGGATTGTACGTATTGCCAATACCTAACTCACTCTTAATGCCACTATAGGCTTCACTAACGCCACTAGCTACACCGCCAGTAACACCGCCTACTATAGCACCTCTAGTAGCCCCTTGGACTACATCTTGCCCACTAGCTATCGCCCTAGCTGCACCTGAACCACCGCCAATAACAGCCCCAGTACCTGCACCAGCAATTATTTTACTTCCAGTTGTACTGAAAATACCCTCAGAAACTTGTGGTGCAAATGTAGTAGCAGCATACGATATACCAAAAGAGACTGCAATATCTGTAACATCACCGCCCTTAATCGCTGTATTCGCTGCTGAAATGTAAGGTACAAGATAGTATTGCTGTGTGGCAATAGCAGCTACTGTAGCTACTGTTCCAACGTCTACCTTCTGCAATACTTCTTCATCGAACTTAGCTAGTGTATCTCCGATAGCAGGACCCGGATCGATCTTGGCTAGTGTATCGCCAGCACCTTCTACCCAGTTGTCTGCTTTGTCGATTGCATTATCAACAAATCCAATACCTGTTGGTCCACCGCCACCGCACATAGTGTATCCTTATAGTTTCTTTACGCTATTAAAGCCACCGACTCTATAGCCATTGTGTATGAAAAACTTTTTAGTTTCTTCAATCTTGCCGCCAACTGTATGACCCATATACAGTTCTGCTACTCCGGATTCTTTTGCCCAGTTCTCTAAAGCACGTAGCAATAAGAATGCTGCCCGTCCACCACGATACTCTGGCAATATGTAAAACCCTAAGTCTGCTGCTCTTTCAAGGTCAGAAAAGAAAAATGGACCTATAAACCCACCAATAAAACCTATGCAAACATCGTCTTTATATGCCAGAAACCCAGCACTCTTTGGGTAATTAAATAAGTCTTCTATCTTTTTTCTTGATGGTTTAGCATGTGCAAATACACTTTCTGCTACCATTCGCTCTACTAAACTAAACAGCAGATCTAAATGCTGCCGTTCTACTCTTATTATTTTTATCATGTGCTACTGTATATCTAACTTCCAGCCCTTTTCTGTTTCTTGTACATCATAACCTAGATTAACTAAAGGCTCTACGTTATTCTTATTGTCTGATTCTAATGTTTTGATTCCTGCTTTCTTGGCAATCTCAATACCAGTAGTAATTGCTTCATCTATTTTTTCTGGTGTGTCATTGCTAAAGAAGAATGGATCTAGCACACCGGGTCTCTTTACGAATCCAACAATAACGGTATCGTTATGCCTAGTCGTAATGACACGATTAGCACGAGTCAATCTTTCTACTTTGTTAATAAAGTCATCAGCCTCTTTCTGTTTATCGGGACCGAAGTTACCTTTGATGATGTCGGTAGGCTTCAGTCCCTCAGTAGGGTTGCTTGGTGGCAGAGAAGATAACTCAGGCTCCTTCTCTTTCATTCTCTTTGCAGTCTCTTGTACGTACTGCATCTGCTCCGGTGTTAATTCAGGCACTTTGGGTGTAGGTACTTTAGGCGCA